TGGTTTAGCTATGGGTATAATAAATAAAATTAAAACAAGAATAAATAAAACATGGCAACCAAAAATACATAAAGGATCTTTATCCAGGTATTATGATTTTGAAGAAATAAATATGTCTTCAGGTGAATGGTTGGTATTAGCTAGAACTAAATACATGTTAGATAATCTAGAAGAAGATTTATATCTCAAAGGTTACTACTATCAAAACAAGTTTAGAAAACAAAGAGAACATGCTTTACATTTAGCTGCCATAGATTGGGAGCACTTGCGTCAAGGACAATTATTAAAATATGATCAACTAGAAAAAATATCTTCTTACACAAACCTGTGGGACAAACAAAAAATGAAAGGTATGGTTAAGGATTCTTTTTATGGTATGGATCAATTAAAAAAAGATTATGGTCTACAAACAAGTGATGTTTGGTATACAGCTTTTAACGCTGCACCAAGTAGAGATATAAATTATTTAAGAAAGATGAGAAAGAATGGCGAGAAGTTAAACGAAGCACCACGTATAACTTTATCTACAATACACGGTGCAAAAGGTGGTGAGTGTGAGAATGTTGTGTTGCTTACAGATTTAAGTTTAAACACAATGAAATCATACGAGCAAAACCCAGATGATGAAAATAGATTGTTCTATGTTGGTGCAACAAGGACCAAGGAACATCTACACATTGTTGAACCAAAACAAAAATACAAAGGATATAATCTATGACAGACAAAAATATACTAGACGAAGCGTTTCCACAATATACTCAAGTAGGAGGAAATCACTACACCAAGTTTCCTATTCAACCATACGAGTTTATTTCTAAAAACAATTTGTCTTTTTTTCAAGGAAACGTTGTGAAATACGTTTGCAGATATCAACGAAAAGGTGGCGCAGAAGACATAAAAAAGATAATACATTATTGTCAATTAGAATTAAAAAAAATGAGAGATACTAAATGATACAGAAACCTATGTTTAGTCCACAGGTAGAATGGACACCACCAGAAGAGTTTAAGGATCTATCTAAGTATGATGAGATTGCAATTGATTTGGAAACAAAAGATCCAGAACTTAAAACTATGGGCTCAGGATCTGTTACAGGTAAAGGTAAAATAGTTGGTATAGCTTTAGCTGTAAAAGATTGGTCTGCATATTATCCTATCGCACATGAAGGCGGAGGCAATATGGATGAGGAGAAAGTATTAAACTACTTTAGAACCATTCTTAGTTTACCCTCTAGGAAGATATTTCACAATGCCATGTATGATGTATGCTTTATTAGGGCTGCAGGGCTAAAAATAGCAGGAGATATCGTAGATACCATGATTGCTGGCTCTCTCGTGGACGAGAATCGCTTTCGTTACGATTTAGGTAGTTTGGGTCGGGATTACCTCGGAAAAGGCAAAAATGAGGCTGTTTTGGGCGAAACTGCCAAAGAATGGGGTATAGATGCTAAGTCTGAGATGTATAAACTGCCTGCAATGTACGTTGGCGAGTATGCTGAGAGAGATGCAGAACTTACCCTAGAATTATGGGAGGAGATGAAAAAAGAAATCTATGCACAAGACATAGAAGATATATTTAAATTAGAAACCGATTTGTTTCCTTGCCTTGTCGACATGAGATTTTTAGGTGTGCGCGTAGATATCGAACAAGCTCACCTGTTGAAAGACAAACTATCATCAGAAGAAAAAGACTGCTTGCAAAAAGTAAAAACAGAAACTGGAGTAGATACCCAAATATGGGCTGCTCGATCGATTGCGCAAGTCTTTGAAAAACTTGGCCTACCATTTGACCGAACTGAAAAAACAAATGCTCCATCATTTACTAAAAATTTTTTACAGAATCACCCACATCCTGTTGTTAAACATATTGCACGTGCAAGGGAAATAAATAAAGCACATACAACTTTTATAGATACCATAATAAAACATTCACACAATGGTAGAATACACGCTGAGATCAATCAACTCAGGTCTGATCAGGGCGGAACTGTAACTGGTAGATTTAGTTATGCTAATCCTAACCTACAACAGATACCTGCACGTAACAAAGAACTAGGACCTATGATTAGATCTTTATTTATACCTGAAGAAAATTGTACATGGGGTGTGTTTGATTACAGTCAACAGGAACCTAGATTAGTTGTGCACTACGCTGCATTACAAAATATGTATTCAGTTGGTGATGTATTAGATGCATACAACGAGGGCGATGCTGACTTTCACAAAATTGTAGCTGAGATGGCAGAGATACCAAGAGAACAAGCTAAGACAATAAATCTTGGTTTGTTCTATGGTATGGGTAAAAATAAATTACAGGCAGAACTTGGTGTCAATAAAGAAAAAGCAGATGCATTGTTTAGACAATATCATTCACGTGTACCATTTGTAAAACAATTGATGGATAGTGTTATGGCAAGAGCACAAGACCGTGGTAAAGTTAGAACGTTGCTGGGTAGATTGTGCAGGTTTCATTTGTGGGAGCCTAATCAATTCGGTATACATAAACCATTGCCTCACGATGCAGCACTCATGGAACACGGACCAGGGATCAGAAGAGCTTATACATACAAAGCTTTGAATAGATTGATACAAGGATCTGCAGCTGACATGACAAAGAAAGCTATGATAGAATTACACAGAGAAGGCATCACACCACATATACAAGTGCATGATGAACTTGATATATCTGTTGATGGTAATGCAGATAAGATAAAACAAATTATGGAGTCTGCTGTTGAATTAGAAGTGCCTAACAAAGTGGACTATGAATCTGGACCAAATTGGGGTACAATTAAATGAGGAATTACTATGGCTTATTTAAATGCAAACATACCTGTGGAATATGCACAGATAAGAAGAGAATATCTTTATGACCTTAAAAAACATCATGGAGAAGTTGAAGACTGTATTATCTTTGGTGTTAGCGCTATTACAGGTCGCGCTTTATTATTTCATGCTATTATGGAAAACGGCGCAATCTTTTATCGCCTCCCTATTAGCGCGTTTATTCAAAGAGGATTTAAAGTTACCGACGTACCACAACGAAGACTTGATGAACTTCAGCTTTGGAATTCTTTTAGTTATTATCCTTCTGTGCATTGCTGGGATATTTTAGAATCACAAGCAGGTAAATACATCGGTAAAGATAAAAAATGGCATCACGGTAAATATTTATTTACTGTTGACTTTGCACATCCTGAAGCTAATATACTTGACACTGATCATTCAGAGATTCCGCACGAACACAAGTGCGCTCACATACTTGCATTAAATGATGGCAACTATGCAGCACAACCTAACAACAGACTTATTTGGGATATACCATCGTTTACGGTGAAGGACCAAGTGCCTGATTGGAAGGTTCAAACTAACTACTGGAATGTAGAAGATACACAACAGTGGCGAACAGAGGACACTGATAATTTCTTTTACGAGATGGAGGAGAAAAAACATGATTGATAAAATAAAAAGTAAAGCTTTGCACTACTGGGCAAATCACAAGATTGAGTCCATTATATTTGTAGCATTAATCGTAGCTTTAATTATTAAATAATGAATTTAGTAGATTTATTAAAAAAAAATATAGTAATGGTGCCCGTGGTGGCCTCACTTGTTGTGGGAACATTCACGGGTGTCAGATATATTGTTAATCTAACAGATAGTATTAATACATCAGAGCAACAAATAATAAATCTTGAAAGAGATCTTAAACAAGCACAGAAAAACATTAACGAAATTAATACAAGATTATCTTCTGCTGAAGCAACATGGCAGATGGCAGAAAATTTATATAGACAATTAGCGGATCAGGTTAGAGAACATGATTATGACATCAAGGATCTAAGTAGATAATGTATTATGGAGATAGCCAAGATGAACTATTACTTTACAGGGATTTTAATATTGATGCTGACAGCTCTGGCTTTTTGTACAACTCCAGCATATCCTAGAAATGAGTATCTCAATGATGGTACTAATACTTGTAGCACTGGCTCTTTTGACATATCGGTCGAACAAAGAGATTACGAAAGTAGGTATAGACACTATGATCCTACTAACAATTATAACAGCCCTAGTGACGATCAATCGATAAGATTTACTTGGAGAAAGTATTTAGGTTCAGCCTGCACAAAAGAATTTAGAGAGATACAGACAGAAAATGCACAACTAAAACAACAATTAGAGTTGATGAAAATGTGTGGAAAAGTCAATAATAATCCCACTATTGCACGTAACCCTAACTTCGCATTGCTAGTTTCAAAGTGTTCTGGTATAATAATTCCTGAAAACAAGAAGCCTGAAGGCAGTCATTGGGATGATCTAAAAGATCAATACAAGAAAGATAATCCTAATATTAAACTAATGGGCGATAAGTTTATAGGACCAAATGAGCAATAAACCTTTAAAAATTTCTGAGCAAGCTGCAGTGCAGATGCCAATGAAAACAGTAGCCTCGTTGATCGCCATGGTAGCAATTGGTACCTGGGCATACTTTGGGCTGCATGAAACACTCAACAGACACAGCACGCAAATAGAATTAATGCAAAAAGATTTAGAACAAAACTCAGAGTTTAGAATCAAATACCCGCGTGGAGAACTTGGTCAGTCAAGTGGGGAGGCGGAGCTTTTCATGTTGGTGGAGCATTTAAGCAGCGTCGTAGAGGACTTAGACACAGAAATTAAAGGTATGAGAAACAATGCAGTCAACATTGATTTTTTAAAAAGTAGAACAGAAAAACTTACAGAAGA